CTATATCTCCACATCAATCTCCATCCCAGATTTAAAGGCAACAGTGACTTTTTCATCATAAACAGTAATTTTTTCTATCAGCTTGCGGACTATCTGTTCATCATACTCCTGTATAGTGCTTTTCTGCTCTTTAAGGAATTTTGTCATTTCAGCCATCCGCAGTTTCTGACTTGCGAACCCTGCATTCTTAGCCAGTGCAGCCTCCTTTTCTTTTCTAAGTCGGTAAATCTCATTTACAAGAATGGAGTAATCTTGGTTGTTATTAGCAAGCTTGAGTAGTTCCTTTTGCAACTGTTCCAATTTTCGTTCAATACGTTCTACCTCACTGCCATCGACCTGGTTCATGACTACTGCAATATTTCGATTTAATATGTCCATGAATTGTGTCTTGGATTCGAAAACGGAATTGACCGCCTGTACTAATGCATTCTTTAAATCTTCCTCCCATATGGTTCGTGCAATGCAATCCACAGCTGTTTTGTCGAGCCTGCTTGCACATCGCCACACGATGGATTTGCATCCGTGGTTATTCCAATGAATTCTTCGAAAGATATCCCCGCAGTGTCCGCAGGTAACAATGGTTGATAAAGCGTATTTACTACTATAAATGCGTTTTTTACCACTATCACCACTTTTGATATTACTCCTACGTTCCATCTCTTCCTGAACCTGCATATATAAATCCCGTGGTATGATGGCATCATGATTGTTTTCCACATAATACTGGGGAACTATACCATCGTTCTTTACTCTCTTTTTGGTAAGGAAGTCTACCGTGTAAGTCTTCTGTAAAAGAGCATCACCAATATATTTTTCATTCTTAAGTATCTTTTTAATGGTTTCCGGTCTCCATTTTTCTTTCCCTGCAGAGGTTAAAATATTATCTGCCATCAATCCTCTTGCTATCTCTATCAGACTTGCTCCTTCCAGGTACTCACAGTAAATTCTTTTTACAACTTCCGCACCATTTGGCTCAATAACCAAATGCCCTTCTTCATCTTTTGTATAGCCGAGAAAACGATTATGATTAATCTGGACAATCCCTTGCTGATAGCGGTACTGCAATCCCAGTTTCACGTTCTGACTTAATGACTGGCTTTCCTGTTGGGCAAGCGATGCCATAATGGTAAGCAACACCTCGCCCTTGGCATCCATTGTATTGATGGATTCCTTTTCAAAATATACGGGTATGTTCTTATCCTTTAGCTGACGGATATATTTTAAGCAGTCCAATGTGTTACGGGCAAATCGGCTGATGGACTTGGTCACTATCATATCGATATTTCCAGCCATGCACTCATCAATCATGCGGTTAAATTCTTCACGCTTCTTTGTATTGGTTCCGCTGATTCCGTCATCTGCAAATATCCCAGCAAATTCCCACTCGGGATTCTTTTTTATAAAATCTGTGTAATGATCTACCTGTGCCTCGTAACTGGTAGCCTGCTCATCGCTGTCAGTAGAAACACGACAGTAGGCGGCTACTCTTAATTTTGGTATCTGTATTTCAGATGCAGTATTTCCAATCCTTGCTTTGGCTGGAATCACTGTTATGTTTCTTGCTGCCATTTTAACTCATCTCTCTTTCTATCAGACTATAAGCAAATTCAGCCTGCTTGTATGGGTCTTGGAATTTAACCTCCAACGGTCTCATCCAAAACTTCAGTGGGGCAGGAAGGACTCCCAAATCAGGTGGTTCGTTTAGCGTTTCATCATGAACCCTCCCCAGTGCAACCGCTCTCCTGTGACGCTCCTCTTGCACCGTATCAAATAAATTTTTATTAATAATGGCAGGATAATACTTTGTTCCAAGATATTTTTTATTACTAAGCATTCGTGATATCCCCGAATGAAATTTATTAATACCTGCCTTGGCAGCTGCGTTTTGCAGACCGTCACCAGACAGATAATTTTCATATAACTGCCTAACTTGCTTGGCACTGACTTCATCAATCACAGCCTTGCCATCTTCTATTACATAACCATAGGGTGTATGTGCAACCATTTAGTTCACCATCCTTTCTCTCAGCGTAATACCGCATTTCATACAGAATCCAATTTCATCTCTGGAATATACAACAATGTTCTCTATAAACCGTTGAAAGATGGCATCTTCGAATTCTATAATTTCTGGATTTCTGGAAAGATAATGAATAAGTGCATCCAACTCCGACAGTTGCTGATGATTACCTGTAGCCGACCTTTCAAGCCGCTTTTTCTCCTGCTTAAGCATTTCTGCCTCTGTCATAATATCTGATAATTCCTTGGTAAAAAGAGCTGCATCCAGAAATCCCTTACCAACAAGTTCTGCTATAACACGTTTACGGTCTGCGTTTTTTTCTATGCGTTCATTTAAATCAGCAAGTGCTGTAATACGGCTTTCGCCACGCATTGCTTTCAGTCCATTTTGTAAAGGTTTTAACACCGATTTATAGCCAAATTTCAGCTTATTCATCATTAGTACAAAGGCTTTATTTATTCCATCCTCACTGATGTATTTCATGGCACATTCTTCTTTATGCTCAATGTGCGTCTGGCAAGTCCATGCAATGTAAGAACCCCTTGCTGTATAATGTGTCCTTCTCTTAAAATGTCCTCCGCAGTTTCCGCAGATGATTTTTCCAGACAGCACATATCTATTCAGATATTTTGAACTGCCCTTATCAATGTTTTTCTCACTTCCATGCTGTCTGATGACCGCCTGCACCGCATCAAAATCTTTATGACAAATGATGGCCTCATGATGGTTTGGTACAAAATACTGCTCATGTTGACCACGATTGGTATGACGGTTAAACTGACTGTCTGTGTATGTCTTTTGGAAAAGAACATCTCCTGTGTATTTTTCATTGGAAAGAATATCTCTTACAGAAGTTCCTGTCCATTTCCCACCTTTTTTTGTAGGAGCCTTGCTTTCATTCAATTCTCTGGCTATCGTATAGCTGCCTTTTCCGGCAAGGGCACATTTGAAAATGCCTCGCACTATTTCCGTCTCGTCTGGAATAATTTCCATTTTTCCATCAGTATTGGCATAACCATATGGAGGGTATGAAATCTTGTAGGTGCCATTTTTAAATCGTATTTTTGCACCCCACTTATTATTTTCAGAGATTGAGGAAGATTCATCCTGTGCCATACTGCTTAAAATGGAAAGGATCAGTTCACTCTCCATTGACTGAGTATTGATGTTTTCCTTTTCAAAATACAGAAAAATCCCAAGGTCTATCAGCTTTCGAACCATTTCCAAGCAATCAAGTGTATTCCTTGCGAATCGGCTGATGGATTTGGTAATAATAAAATCAATCTGCTTTAACTCACAAGCTGTAATCATTGCCTGCAGACCTTTTCGCTTTTCCTTTTTAGTTCCAGTGATGCCTTCGTCATAATACAGTCCAGCGAATTCCCATCCATGATTTGCTTTTATATATTTTTCGTAATGTTCTTTCTGCGCTGCCAAACTTTCCATCTGCTCTTCACTAGCAGTGGATACACGGCAATATGCAGCTACTCGCAGCTTCTTCGAAACCAGACTTACTACAGAAGAGGCATCAATTTTTGTAACTTTTCTCAAGCTTTTCACCTCCTTGTTAGTGTCACATATTACCTCTTAAACCTATATATATCAACGATTTAAGGGCATAATCTCCGCTAAAAACGGGGAGAAAGTTTTGCGATTTAGTTCTGTTATTTTATTAAATTCCAAAGAAGTAATAAGCCCTTTTTCCAGCAAAGTTTTCAATAATCTTTCTGCTCTAAAATAATCAAATTCTCTTTGCAATTGTTCTGTTGTAATTTCCCTTGTAGGAGTTGAATTTTTTATATGTTCCTCTAAAATTTTTGTTACCTTCATAAATCAAACCTCCATTTCTGCAAATATGACTTGCACCTATATGCAAAAAACCGAGGATAATCGAACCCTTAAAAGTATAAAAAATTTCAGTACAAATAAAAAAAGCCTGCAAGAGTGATTAAACTCCTACAGGCAATTCCTTATTCATTATTTATAAAATTTCTACTTAATTATATATCATTATGCAGGCATCAAAGCCTGCTGCCTTTAACTTTTTCAGTTGAACTTCAGCATTTTCTCTTGATGAGAAAGAGCCTGACATAATTCTGTAAACAGTTTTTTGGGTGGATATCTGCTTTGTCGGTATTTTTTCTGTATGACTGATCCCTAACTGGGATAATATAGCTTTGACTATCGCCCTTATTATTTCATTTCTCTTTGCATCAAACAGATTATTATCTGCACTGTTGTCAATAAAACCAACCTCAATTAAAACTGCAGGTGCCTTGGTCTCCCTGAGAACATGGAAGTTCGCAGTTTTAACTCCCCTGTTTGTAAAACCTAAAGCTGCAAGAGATGTCTGTATGCTCTGTGCCAGAGTTTTAGCCTTTGTTCCTGTGTTTAGATAAGTATAAGTTTCCACTCCTCTGGCTTTTTCAGGCTGGTATGCATTCCTGTGAAAAGATATGAAATAATCATAAATACCTCTGTTTTCAAAGCTGCTCCTCTCTCCAAGACTTACCGTCACATCTGAAGTTCTTGTTTCATGGACAGTTACTCCGTATTTTCTGACTTCTACCGCTGCAGCTTTTCCTATACTCAATACATCATCACTTTCTTTCCTGCCTTTGTAGCAGGCACCGCTGTCCGAACCGCCGTGTCCATAATCAAAACATAATCTTGCCATTATTTATCTCTCCTCTCATTTATCTGTTCTAAAATATTCTTCAGTTTTTCAGGTACAGGAAGTCCAACCTTAGCTGAATTTTCCATTATACTGATACCTTCATTGGAAATGTAGAAAAAAATAACAGCAGTGCGTATTGCACTACCGTTTTTAACCAAATGCACATCTATTATATTCCCTATTCCCACGAGTACAAATATAAGTATCTTTTTAAATATTCCCCTGAAGCCAATTTCACTTGAAAGCTTTTTCTCAAGGACTGCTGACATAAGTCCTGTGATGTAATCGACTGCCACAAAAGTAACCAGTGCATACAAAAAGCCATCGAAGCCTCCCAGGAACCACCCGGTATATGCTCCAATGACCGCAAATATTAATTGAAAACTGTTAATTAAATTTTTCACTTTATCTCCTCCATATATTATTAATGCTGCGGCATATCCAGCGGATATACATAGTCACAGGTAAAATCATATTGTATTTTCATGGTATTTGTAGGGGTTTTGGTTATTGCCTCCGGAAGAAGCGTATGTGCTGAAGCCGGGACAATATACTGCTGTTTTAACTCTCCATAACTATCACCGCTGAATGTGAACAATCTTGAGGTATCTTCATCCCAGACAATACTATCGTAATCAGTAGATGTAAAATCTGAAGTGCCGTAAATACTCATATCGCTGTTAAGCTGCAGGCAGGCACCATAATCTATTATCACCCACAATTTATTGTTGGGTATTTTAGTCAGAGTAATTTCATTGTAATTTCTAGAATATATTTGAGTTTTATCAGAAAAAGTACCGTCTTTATTATACTTCGCTATACAACTTTTGTATTTGGAAATTGATCCGGAAGAATCTATACATCCGTTATAAGTTATATACACATTGGCGGGATTTACTGCAATATCATAATAATGCACACCTGATACAAGTTCACCTGGAATTGCAGCACTTTTAGGATATGATTCTACTACAGTAAAATTTTTATCCAGCTTTTTAAAAGAACCGTCACTTATAAGTATCCAGAAATTTGTACCGTCATAAGCTATGGCCTTGGCAGCTGCAGGAAGCGCTGCATCACTTTTCTTTTCACCTGTAATCTTATCATATACATGCAGTGTTTCTGAATTAATTTCCAATGCATAAAGATTTGTTTCATCTGTGCATAAGTTATAATCAGGCAGATAATTTCCACTGCTGCCTTCTTCTAAAGTTTTCCTGGCATACAGCGGATTTATCCTGGGAACTTGAGCACTGCTCCCGACTCCTGCACCGCCTGTCCAGTATATGCTTTTAAAAGTTCCGTTGGCCGCATTTGTCGGAAAATCCATGACATAGTGTTTTGTGTTTCCATTTCTTGTCGTTTCAGCACTATTTACATTGCCCTTCAAGCTGTCACTGCTGCTGTACTTATATAGGCTGTCAGCATAACCTACAATACTCCCCCAGGTAAAATAATCATACGGATCTTCTGGAATATCTCCCGTAGTAAGAACCATTATCCTGAACGGATAAGTTGTATATATTCGGGTGAGCAAATTATCCTGATCATTATCCAGCATAGGATAATAGAAACCGTCAAGATAAGCTATACTGCCAAATACGGCAGATATTCTGTTTTCACTTTCAGCTTCATAAATCTGTTTTCCTGTAAGTGAATCATATAACTTGACCGTAGCTGTACCTGTGAAAGGCATTATCAGTTTTTTCTTCAACACTTCTATTTTAGTTCCCTTTATTAGATCTTTGCTGTAAGCTAAACTTTGTTTGTATGGCATAGGATTCCTTCTCTCTAAAATTTTGAATATAAAATAGAATTACAAAAATTTTGAATATTATAAAGCATTTTTTTAAAAATAAATTGGCTCTTGGCACCATCCTAAAAATTTCCCTATTCCTTGATTAAATTTATTATTTGTTTGTTGTAACACTTCCAGCTCCTTAGTTGACAAAATTTTAAGGTATTCTTTCCAATCTATAAGTGCCAGTACGTTATTTATTATTTCTGTAACTACATTTAATAGATTGGAAACAAAGGTATGAGCTTCAATATAGTATAAATTCCCATCACACCACATAATGCCAAATTCTTTTAAATCACCTTTCGAAAATACTTTAATGCAATCTACAACTTTCTTCGGAATTCTATACAAATTTTTTTCGTATCCAGAACTTTTTTCTAAATAATGTATTCCTTTCATAAATTCTCTATGCTGTAATGTATCTCTAAGAGGATATACCATCTTAATTTTATTTTGTATAATATTATTAGTAAGATATTCGTATAACTTGATATTTTTTATATGCAATTTATTATAAAATTTAGTTGAAGTCTTTTTTGATGGTATTTTAAGCCCAACTTCCATGTTACTCAATTTTAATGAGTATAGTTTTGTTATTATCCAAGCAACATCATCAAATACACCCGTTATAAGCATAATTAAATAACCTAAATGATAAACAGTGTTATCTTGAGTATCATTATTGGCATACTTTAAATCATAAAAACTAACTTTATCCGCAGCTCTGCAGATCATCTCTAATCGTAACGATAAGCTATCAAATTGATTGAATACATCTTCCGATATATTTTTACCATGCAATGATACAACATTTGACCAAGAATATTGATAATTAAAAAATAATTTTTTAAACCTATATAAATAATAGTAGCCCTCATTTACTTTATAATAAGGATTAACATAAAAATATCCCAGATTTACTAATAATATTCTTACCAGATCAATGGCATTTATAGAATCTACATCCTTACTTTTTCTGTATTTACTTTTAAAAAAATTATCGTTTTCACTTACAACAAAATAATCAAAATAATTATTTCGAGCAGTGAATAAGTCAATTTTATTTACACTACTTCCCTCTACCAAGTTATTTTTATACTTATCTAAGTCTTTACCCATTAAAACTACATTTTCAAAAGTTCGTGATTTTATTGTAATAAAATCTTTACATTGCTTATATTCTGTTATCTCGACGCCTTTTTGTTCCAAAATTTTTATTACATCATTACTATCTGTTGGTGTAAATATTATATTTAAAAATTTAAACTGGCTTAAATCTATAAGAGAATTTATTGTTAACTCTTCATCTATAATTGCCTGATGAAAACTCTCAGTGTGAATTAATAACTTTATTAGAGGAATGTCATTTTTTTCTCTATCAAATGGAGTCTTTTTATTAATTATAATGTTTTTCACCCTTTCATTGAATACTTAAAACACATGCTTTTCTTACCAGTACTAATTGTATATCACAAATACAATTATATTTTCAGAAAACCTCATATTAACATTTATTATATCATGTCTCCTAGATACTATTTTAAAATTCATATATTTTCCTATATTACATTATAATTAATCCTCAATTCTTTCAATTTCAAAATATCCGTACTTGAACTAACTTCCATATACCAGGCAAACCTCATCTTTTTATCTGAAAGCCCCAAGGAGGTCCACTGTGCTTCAGTAATTCCCTGAAGATCTGCAGCAGACATCCCTTTTGACTTTACATCCTGCATATTTGTTATATCCACCAGTATCCATGAACTTCCGTCCCATGCTTTCCACGAAACTCCGCTGTCTGTACTCACTATAAAAACTATAATTCCACTGCCTATACTATCCATGATTAATACAACATTTGTGATATCCTGTATATAGGCTTCACTAAATGAAACATCCTCCAGCATTCTTACTATTATAGGTTTAGGAACAATTATCTGGGTTATTTTTGGTGCAGGCAGTTCTTCTGAAGATGACCATATTTTTAAAATTGGAGATGAAGATACAAGTCCTGTTCTTTCTTTGCGGCAAATATCATCGCCATAGATTTGAAATTTTTCTGCTGCCAGGGGAAGTTCTGAAACCTTGACATAGCTTTCGCTTACACTATCCCAGTGCTTGATATCATTTCCGTCAGCTATAAGATATTTTATATCGTTCTGAATATAGGAACCTTCCTTGATAGTATACGCTTTTCCCTGATCCTGCCCAGGAATAAAAGCATAGGATTTACTGTTTTCAAGAGTTAGGGCAGTAGTTCCAAGCACAGGATTTGCAAAGGAGTTCGTACCTGTATTAGGTATTTTATCAATGACAAGCACCATGGCACTGTCATTAAACAAAATGAGTTCCCATACCAGATCAAGAGTACCCCAGCTGCTGTAGCTTTGATGTCCTTCCCACCTGATTCTAAAGGTAGGTTTACCATTCAATGTTTTTTTCGCATAGTAAATATTGTCTGCCCCTGCATCTCTCCTGTTTATTTTAAGCTGTTCAGCTGCACCGGTGAAACCAACCCAGGAATTTCCGCTTACGCTGATTGCAGTTCTGCAGTTTGTTCCATTATAGAAAAAATGGAAACCAATGTCCGGGAAACTAACTGTGCTGTCATCATTATGGGAACTCAATAAGGTCATACCGCTGTTTCCCTTTGGAGAAATCACAGCTGCAGTGTATATGCCCAATTATTCCACCTCCAGTTTTTCAAGGCCTGCAAAATTACCGCTGTCCAGAAGTTCAAAGCTGTACATTTTACCTGAATCTACAGACTCACTTGCTGCCGTTCCCTCGTAAATTGTCCTGAAGCAGAGTCCATCACTGTCCAGTATTAATACATTTTCATCTATTGAATATCTGTACTTGTACTGTGGGGTAAAATACAGAATATCCCCGTACTTTTTAATTGAAATATCATGATTTGTACTCATCTGCTTTCCACTTATAATTGATACTGTATCTGCTGTTTTATGAACACTCAATGTAGAAATAACAGGTGTTTGCATTTCTGTTTTTATACATTTACTTTTTACTTTGCTTAAATACAGGCTGTTTATATTCACAGGCTTCTGTCTTTCAAAACATTCTGCATGTGGGTGCTGGGCACTTAATCCGCCCTGGAGATTTCTTCCGTCAATCATACACTGAAGATTGAACATCGGTATATTTATCGTACCTGTATCCACCTTTAAAAACACAGCTATATAGTGTGCTCCCTGCTGAACCTGCGGTATTCCAAGAGGCATCCCTACAACATTATCCCCCTGCTGCAATTTCTGCTTAGGTGTAAATACAATATCCACATTGTCCAGCTGAATCTGAATTGTTACTGTACATGAACTTTCTGCTGTACAGTACATGCTGAAATTCATTGACAGGTTTGTATCCGCCACTGCCGTTATCCCGAGATAAACCGGCTCGACAGGTGATGTACCTACAGTCAGCGGCACAGGATTGGCATAATAAAGCATTGAGCTGAAAGACTCGGCAACCTTATTTCCAAGTTCATCCAGGGTTGTTTTAATATTTGCCGTATCAAGCTTGTTAAATATGCTGTCCTTTGGCTGTCCGAGTTCAACTTCAGCATTCACACCTGTTAAGACATCTTTCTTTATTTTAATTACAGGTGCTTTCACATCAATGGCAAAGTCTTTGTGTCTTACTATAACCAGATCTCCTATGCTTACTGCCTGGAGATGCTTATAGTTTTCATACTCCTTTGTCCTGCTGAGTTCAACAAAATCAACATCAATGTTCACCCTGCTTAATCCTGTTACCTCTGCTGCCTCCTGTGCCAGCAGCCTTAATGTAACCTCATCTTCTGCATCCTTGAATTCCACCTTTTTTATTATGGGAAAAGGCGGATAATCGTCACTGTTCCAGTTGGGAACGCTTATATATTTTTCAGTAAGTTTTACACCATTTTTACCTACAGGATAGAGTTTTGTTACAACACTTGTCGTATCTGTGCTAAACTTCAGTCCTGTTATATTCTTACCCCGGGCAATGAGAACTTCTGCATCTCTGCCCATGGCTTTTAATATCTTGATATCAAAGTTGTCCCTTTTAAGTTCCCCGCAGCCCCATATATCAATTATTGAAAATATGGCTTCCACAGGATTTTTCTCCGTAACGCTTATGGAGTTTGAAGTTATAATATCGCTGTCTGCCGAATATATGGTTATCAAATCTCCCACAAGGGACTTCTGGAGGGCTGTCCTGACACTGCAGTTTTCAGCCTGCATATCTTCTATAAAGTAATACAGAAGATCATAAAATATGTGTTTTGCCCACACCTTGATGATATTTTTAACGCCGCTGCTTTTTTCCGCTTTATATATCCTGAAAAGCTGCCCGTCTGCCTTAATGATATTCCACTCCGTAAGGTACTTTGCCTTTTTAGAATTTGCAGGATACTCGAGTTCCAGAAAATAATCGCCGTTTAATTCTTCAGTTATATAACAGCTCACAGCGTCACTTAATACTCCGAGGCCGCTGTTGTCAAAGTTCCCTTTGGCAGTTTTTTTATCATAAACACACATCATTTTATCAACTCAAATCATCTTAATTTCGGATAATAAAAAAATCAGCTTACTATAACTATAATAAGCCGATTTAATGCGAAAATCCTACTTTAATACTTTCCTTATCAGTTCAATTTCATCAATATCTAAATCTGTCAGTTCTTTTATTGTTTTGTTGTCCATACCTTTTTTAATTGCTCTTTTGACTATCTCTATAGTTTTTTCTTTTTTTCCTTCATCTTTTCCTTCATCTATTAAGCTTCTACCGAGTTCAGTCATCTTCAATTTCTCCCGCTGATTTTAAAACCTCATTATACAACTTTACCGACATTCTAAAACCATTCTCTATTAATACATCTAAATATTCCTTTACACTATCAATCTTCTTATACTCTTTTGCCAACAATAATATACCCATAAGTCCAATTGATCTCAATAATACCGTTTCTGCAAAATGTCTGGCTGATCTATCATCTATTACCACTCTTTTTATTTTTAATTCTTTTGCTGCAACCATTACTTCAAGTTCGCCTCTATGAAGTCTTCCATATAATTGTTCTACCAAAAGTTTGTTTTTTACACTATATATTTTTATATAACCATTCTTCACAGCTTGAATTAATTCTTCTGTTCCTATATTTTTAATCTTTTCAGCTGCTGTTATCTCTCTATAAACCTCATCTGTAATATAAACCTCATCAAAAATTTCCCACAACAGATCTAATTTTTTAATGCTGCTCAATCCTATAATGGGACTTGAATTACATATAGCTTTAATCATTCCTGCTTTCTCCCAATTCATCTTTAAAGTCTTTTACTGCAATTTCATCCATGTGGAACTCATCTTCCGTATATTCATTCCAGGGTATATTTTTATTTTTAAGCAAAGTCATAAAATCGGAAAGTCCCATTTCTGCTATTTCCGCTGCCCGTGCTAAAGACACTGATCTACTGGTAAATAATGCAATTGCTATAGATATTTTTATATTGTCATTTAAAGATCTTGAAAGCCCTAAATCTTCTATAAGAGGTATTAAGTCATTAGATATATTTAAATCAACCTTTACTTTTTCGGCACTCAT